GCAAAAAAGGAAGGGCAAAAAAATCATATAATAAACATTCACCAAAACCAAAACCTAGTCGTGGACAAGGTAAATAACTATGCTAATAACAGAAATTAAATCAAATCCTAATAATCCTAGATTAATTAAGGACCATAAGTTTAAACAACTTGTAAAGTCTATTCAGGACTTCCCACAAATGCTAGAACTTAGACCTATTGTCATAGATGAGAACAATATGGTACTTGGAGGCAATATGAGATTAAAGGCTTGTCTTGAAGCTGGGTTAACTGATGTTCCAGTAATTCACGCTAATAACTTATCAGAGGAAAAAAAGAAAGAGTTTATTGTAAAAGATAATGTAGGCTATGGAGAATGGGACTGGGATGAATTAGCAAATTCTTGGAATGTAGAAGAACTTACGGAATGGGGATTAGATATACCAAACTTTGAATTAGGAAAGATTGAAGCTGAAGATGATGGATTTGATATGCCTGATGAAGTTAAAACCGATATTGTATTAGGGGATTTCTTTTTAATTGGTCCACATAAATTACTTTGTGGTTCTTCTACTGAAATTGATAATTGGGCTAAAGTAATGGAAGATAAACTTGCAGACCTAGTTGTTACTGACCCACCATATAATGTTGCTTATGTAGGTAAAACAAAAGATGCTTTAACTATTGAGAATGACAAAATGAGTGATGAGCAATTTTATAAATTCTTATTAGACTTTTATTCTGCTTTGGCAGCATATACAAGGGGGGGGGGGGGTGGTACGTTTGGCACGCTGATAGCGAAGGTGCAAACTTTAGAAAGGCAATGAAAGAATCAGGTATAATGGTAAAACAATGTTTGATATGGGTAAAAAATTCTATGGTAATGGGTAGGCAAGACTATCAATGGAAACACGAGCCTTGTTTATATGGTTGGAAAGAAGGTGCTGCTCATAGTTGGTATTCAGACAGAAAACAAACAACAATACTTGAGTTTAATAGACCAAATCGTAATGCAGAGCATCCTACAATGAAGCCAATTGAATTAATATCTTATCAAATAAATAATAGTTCCAAACAAGGAGATATTGTGGCAGATGCATTTTTGGGTTCAGGTACAACAATGATAGCATCGCATCAAACTAATAGGGTTTGCTATGGTATGGAACTAGACCCAAAATACTGCCAAGTTATCGTAGATAGGATGCGTAAACTAGACCCAACATTGGAAATCAAGAAGAATGGGGTAACTTTGCCTTAACAGGCTAAAATCAGGCGATATGGCAATACCAAATCAGGAAGTAGGGCAATTTAAGAAGGGGGAATCAGGCAACCCAGCAGGGCGACCTAAGGGCGTTCCAAATAGCAAGACTAGATTGCTAAGATTGTTAGAATTAGTCCAAGTAAAGACCAACCCAATTACAGGAGAGAAAGAGGAGTTTACTGTTGCAGAGCAATTAGATATGATGGTACTACAAAAGGCATTTAAAGGCGATTTAAAGGCTTATCAGGAAATACTTGATAGACTAGAAGGTAGAGCAAAACAAACCAACGAGATAGAACTTAGTGGAGGACTTAATGTAGTTTGGGAGGAGAAAAAAACCTATATAGAAAACAAAGGAAGCATTTAATGGAATTATCAATTAAGCAAACCTCAGCACTTGACCTACTTGAAGATAAACTCACAAATGAGTTATTATTCGGTGGTGGTGCTGGGGGCTGAATAAGGTGGAAAAACAGCTTTAGGATGTTATTGGCAGTTAAAACAAAGACTGAAATACCCAAACACAAGAGGTTTGATAGGTCGTGCCGTACTTAAAACCCTAAAAGAAACTACCTTAGTCTCCTTCTTTCAAATAGCTAAAATGCAAGGACTAGAAGCCAACAAGCATTATAAGTTTAACGGACAAACAAGCCAAATAGAATTTCCTAATGGTTCTACTATCCTACTTAAAGACCTTTACTCCTACCCTTCCGACCCTAACTTTGATGAATTAGGTTCATTAGAGATTACCGATGCATTCATAGATGAGGCTAATCAAGTAGATGACAAGGCTAGGAATATTATTAAATCAAGGATAAGATTCCAACTAGACCAAAACGATTTAGTGCCTAAGATTCTTTACACTTGTAACCCAGCAAAGAATTGGACTTACTCGGAGTTCTACAAGCCACAACAAGATGGAAGTATAGCAAAGAATAAAAAGTTTATTACTTCCTTGATAGATGACAATCCTTTTATATCTAAACATTACAAAGAGAACTTACTAACTTTGGATAGTGTATCAAAGGAGAGGCTTTTATTTGGTAACTGGGAGTACTTAGATGACCCTGCACAACTTATAGACTATGATAAAATACTTGATTCTTTTAGTAACACTTTTGTCGCTATCGGGGATTCTTTTATTACTTGTGATGTGGCACGCTTTGGTAATGATAGTACTGTTATTGGTATATGGAGTGGCTTTCGCGTTAGGTTTTATCAGTTCAATGGTAAATCAGTTGTTGAGGTCGCTGAACTTATAAAGAACTTTGCAACAGAACACAAAGTACCTACATCTAACATAGTTTGCGATGAAGATGGAGTAGGAGGTGGAGTAGTAGATATTCTTAGGTGCAAAGGATTTGTAAATAATAGTTCTCCATTAGTAAACCCAGTAACAAGACAAAAGGAAAACTTTGATAACTTAAAGTCTCAATGCTATTTTAAATTAGCTGATATGATAAACAAAGCAGAACTTTACATTCAAGCCGATGGGAAACAAAAGCAAACTATCATTCAGGAACTAGAGCAAGTCAAACAAAAGTCGGTAGATAACGATATGAAAAAAGGAGTAATTCCTAAAGATAAAGTGAAAGCAGCAATAGGTCGTTCTCCAGATTTTAGTGATTGTTTAGCTATGAGAATGTTCTTTGAATATTCACCAAGATTTCAAGTAAGTGTATTTTGATGTAAAAATCATAACTTTGTTTAAATTCTAATAATATGGCATTTTTTGACTTCTTAACTAAAAAGAAGATAAACACTCTATTACCTAATATTCCTTTTGATACAAGTGTCGCTATTCAACGAGGTATCGTTACTTGGCAAGGTGGAGATTCAAGAGCATTCGTAAGAGATGGATATATAGCTAACGATATTGTTTACTCAATTGTAAAACTAATTACTGATAAAGCAAAACTTGCTCCATTCCATGTTTACAAAGTTAAAGATGAAATATCTGCAAAAAGATATAAGTCTTTGATGAAACAACCTGATAAGATTACTAACTGGCAAGATGTAAAAGATTTACATAAGAAAGCATTTGAGATTTATACAGGAGACCAAAGATTAAACGACCTATTAAAATATCCTAACGGAGAAGATACTTGGGCAGATTTAATTGAGCAATGGTGTGGATTTAAGTTAATCACAGGAAATTCATTTATATATGGGAAACTTATTGAAACAGGAAACAATCAAGGTAAGCCGTTTGAACTATTTGCTTTACCTGCTCAGTATATGGCTATTATTGCCAACATTGAAATGTTCCCACCAACCAGAGTTGGCTACCAATTATACTACGGAGCAATGTGGTCCTTTGACCCTAAAGAAATATTACACGACAAATACTTTAACCCTGAGTGGACAGTTACAGGTGGACAATTATACGGACAAAGTCCTTTACTTGCAGCAGCAAGAACATTAACTAGAAGTAACGAAGCTAAGACTGCTGCCGTTGCATCATTCCAAAATGGTGGACCAGCAGGGGTTTTATTTATGAACGATGAAAGATTTGACCCTACAAGTGGTCAAGCACAGGCACAAGCATTAAAGAGAGCAGTAAGCGAGAAAGGTGGAGCAGCTAACTTTAACTCTATTGCAGTATCAGGTTATAAGGTTGACTGGAAACAAATAGGACTTAGTCCAGTAGAACTTAATATCATTGAATCAGAGAAATGGGATATGAAGGCACTTTGTAATATTTACGGAGTACCATCACAACTATTGAACGATTCAGATAACAAGACTTATAACAACCAATTAGAAGGAGAGAAGGCATTAACTTTAAGATGTGCTATTCCTTTGTTGGATGCTTTAACTGAGAACTTAAATAGAAAGTTGCATAGTGATTGGGGTTATAGAAATAGTGGATTGTATGTAGGATATGATATTCAAGTTTACCAAGAATTAGAGGCTAATAAATCAGAGCAAGTTGCTTGGTTAAATACGGCTTGGTGGATTCCACCTTCTCAAAAGAATGAGATTATGGGCATTAAAACTCCAGACTATATTCCTCAAGAGGAAATGGAGAAACTTTATATTCCTTCATCTTTGCAACCTACTGACCAATTTCAACCTTTGAATATTCCTGACAACCTAAACCCATAAAATGATTTGGCAAGATTATAGAAAACTATATGCCAACGCATTAAAACAATACTCACCTAAGTTCAAGAAAGAACTGCAAAATCAGGTGAATACCTATTGCCGTACACAGAACTATAACGCAATTAGCGACAAAGCCCTTAAAAAGACCATTT